TGTAGAACGTGACTGTGTGGTCAAAGTAGCCTTTCAGCATGTCCTGCCAGCCATTGCCTAGGAGTTTCATGCGAGAGCCTCCCACCACGGACGCCAATGCGTAGGCAACTGAGGAGTAACCACATTAACTACGCCACATACAATGGTGTTAGCTGCGTCCGCATCAGCCTTGGTACGGAGAGCGGCTGCGGAAGCTCGAATCGCCTCCGCAGTCGCTTGTCCGTTCGTGGTAACATCCAGAATAGTCAGCACCTTAAGCGTGTACGCTGCATTGGCGGCAATGGCGTCGAGCGCATCAGCAGCAGCGTAGTAAACGTTGCCGTTGCTCAGCTCAAGGAACGACTCCATCTCATCGTCAGTGAAGACGTAATCGTCAACAGCCTTGTCTCCAGTGAGAAGCCGAACCAGCTTCACCTTGTCAGCGTACTGTCCCATGGTGCCTCCTTACGCACCCACAGACTTGAGAGCGCACTTCGGATCAATGACCGTACCGCCCATGACGTGACGTACCTTGTAGCCGATGGCATCGTGGTCGAAGTCGCCAGCCATAGCACCAGCAGAAGCGCCACCGACAGACATGGCATTCGGAGACTTCATGAACAGCTCAGGAGAGCGGTGACCACGGAGGAATGCAAACTCAACGGCACCACGAGCAGCGGACGGGTCTGCGAGCAGGTAGTAAGCGTCGGAGCCATGCGTCTTATCGAGGACAGGGAGGTAGTGGTTGACAACAAGCTTAAGCTTGCCCTTCAGCCAGTTGTTCGTACGCATCTGGAAGGACTCCTGGCCACCGTCCCATGCAAGGAACTCGGAAGCGTTGAGGATGTTGTTCGCAGTGACCTCAAGCGCAGGGGGAACCATGAGGATGGCAGGACCGACCATGATAGGCTCGCCATCGTCGTCCACCTTAGCGGTGAACTTCTCGATAGCCTTCTGAAGGTTCTGAACCGTGAGCGGATTGGACGACATGAGGTTGTCGTTATTAGAAGAGAAGAACGTGTTGTTCATGAGGAGCTTGGTAGCCTCTCGCTCCTCGGTACGACGAGCAGCCTTACCAAAGCGCGTAGGCTGGTCGGTAAGGAGGGACAGATCGTCATCGATCATAGCCTCCCAGGAGATGTCGAAACGAGCACCAAACTTCTTCACAGAGAACTGGAGCTCAGACTCGCGACGACCGACAGACTTGTACTCGCCCAGCTCATCAACGGTCTTAAGCGCAGCCTCGCCACCGTCCATAGCATAACGCTTGGCAGGACGGAAGTCAGCCACCTCAGAGACCTTAGCCCACTGGGTGTAAGTCTGGGGAGCCTCAGCGTAGGAAGCGAGAATCTGACGGTCAAGCAGGTCACCGAAATAAATCGGGAAGTCGCTGGTGGTCAGTGCCTCCTGGAAGCGATACATATCCAGCTTGTTGCCACGCTGAACAAGATTCGCGACAAGATTCGCAGCCTCAGCCAGATTCTTGTTGTACTGCGGATTGTTGCGAGGAGTGATTCGCACACCCTCGCCACCAAAGAGCTTATCTGCAGTCGCAGCCTCTGCGTTGATAGACTCTACAAGCTCAAGAAACTCAGCCATTATTCACACCTTTCTTTACGCGCTGACAGGGTCTGCAGCACCATAGGCGAGACCGAGGCAAAGCAGCACAGGGACAACGATGTCCGTGCTGGAATGCGTAACAGCCTCAAGCGCAAAACCAACAGGAACTGCCTTACCACCACCCTTCGGCTGAGTAGAAACAACGTCACCGACCGTAGTGGTCGCCTTCAGCGTCAGGTTCCACACACCCTTCGTAGCGATGGTCGTGTAGTAGTTGGTACCGTCGTCGGTCTTAGCATCGGTGAGAGCGACACCAATAATCTCGCCGACCTGAACGAGTTCACCGCTCTTAACGTCCTCGGTGACAGGGAGCGTCAGGTTCTCGCCGACCTGAACAAAGTTCTTAGCCATTCGTTTCCTCCTTAGCGGCCATTAGCGGCAATCTTAGCCGCGCTCTCGGACAGACCCATAGCCTTGAAGGCATCGGTAAGGTCGACAGCCTCTGCAAGATCATCGTCGTTCTCGTGACCCTTGGAGCCCATGCCAGTAACGTTAATGCCACCAGACAGCTTACTGATGTACTCAGCCTCAGCCTTGATAGCCTCCTGGACAGACTGCTTCACCTTGTCCTTGTCGAGCTTCTTCTTATTGTCCTCATCCTTAGTCGCCATGAACTTACCAGCCTCCTGCTGGATACGCTCCTTGGTGACCTCAGGCAGGTCGCTCTCCTTCAGCTCTGCAGCGACGATTGCACCGCACTCAGTAAGCATATGTGCCTCGTTGAGGCGTGCAAGCTCCTGGGTGAGGGTATCGATCTGACCCTGAGCCTCGGAAAGCTGCGTGTTCAGACCATTGATGGTGTTGTCTCGCTCACCAATGGCGTTGAGAGCTTCCTCAAGATTCATAGATTCCTCCTCATTTACGTTTTCAAGTACGTTGTATGGGCTTCGTGCAGCCTCAGCAAACTGAGCCAGAACCTTGCCACCAGCTCCAGCGCGAGTCACAAAGTCAACAGACTGGACGAGATTAATCTCTTCCACCAGAAGACCTGCGCGACCCTCAGCTTCACCCTCGTGAACCTTGCCACCAGCGCGAATAGACACGCCAATGTATGGTCCAATTTCGTTCAGAGTCTCACGGAAAGGTTCGAACACGATAGCATCACCGTAGATACCAGCACCATTCGCATTGGTCTCCTCATAACGGACGTTCGTGAGCACGCCTGCGAGATCTCGAAGGTCTCGCTCAGGACGCTCGTAGTTGTCGGAGGACTTTGGGTGGTTCCAGAACATCTGCGCACCCTCGAAAAGCTGTGCAGAAGCTGCAAGAACGGTCTCGGAATAGTAACCAGAAGAACCCCAACCAGGCTGAATGACCTTGACAGGGTACTTGCCTACGGCTTTGTCTGCTTCAGTGAGCAGTGAGCCCAAGAATGTGATGTTATCCATGTTCACCTCCCGTCAAGCCACACATTCTTACAAAGAAACGTGCTGCGAGTGCTTTTCCATGCATGCGCAGCACGTTCTTGAAGAATTATCTCTCTAGTAACAAGGCGAGAAAGCTAAGTTCCATCTGGAATAGTGAGCTTTAACTGCTCTAAGGCTCAAATGTAATGCCACTATCACCTGTGTATGGAACGGTATGATCGACCTTAGCATCCCAAAACTTGTCGGGAATGCCGTTTGGAAATGCCTTGCAGTACGGCTTGGCACCTGGAGTGAAGCCTAGAAGGTACTTGCACATAAGGCACATAGGCTGCTTTGCCCTGATGGGCTCATCGACACTATGACCTGGTCCAGGTGAATCCTCGTAATGAAAAAAGTCTGTCATCGTTTCTCCTAAGGTATAAGCTCGAGCCAGAAGTCTTTCCCGCCCCACTCATTGTCTTCAATATGATGTACTTTAAACTTCGAGTCTGGGGCGATGAGATATTCCCATTCTCTTGGGTTTTTAGACTCACCATCTACATATATCCCACATCCCTTATTCGGTGGGACATAAATATGCGCTATATTATCTTTGCGAAAACCTGTGCTTTTCACAGAGGTCGATACGAACTCAGGAATCTGTTTAGTCTCACCTTCTTTCCATGAATCCCAGAGATCTCCATCGAATCCTCGGTTCACAACAATCGGATGAGATGTAACTCCGTATTTTTTAATCGCATTTTCTGCATTTTCGACGTGAGTCCTGACTTTTTCATCAGAGAAAAGGCTGTTTACTTTACGACCTTTTCTGAGATACTCGTTCATTTGTAGGTAGTAAGATCCCGTGTAGGTCTGAATTGAATCCTTCAAAGGCTCTGGCATGGAAGAAAACGAGGCCTTTTTGTCTCTGAGCAATTTAACTACATCTGGAAGCTTTCCTCCAGCACAGCTTGCGAACTCAGATTCGTCGCCTTTTGCGAATGCATCCATTGCTATATGGTAGTCTTCAGGTCTCAGCGAATTAATCTTCTCTTCTACACCTTTCAGATCCCATTTATCCCAACTGGGGGCGCTAGAAACACCGACACGTTTTGAAGCCGCCTTACCAGCCTTTGTTTTCTTGCTAGGAGTAACCTGTTGCACCTGAGAAGAAACGGTCTTGCTTGGCGAGCTTTTCGTGATGTTAACAGCACTGTTGGTGTACTGCTTACCGTACAAAGCCTCGATTGGCTTGCCCAGCATGTCTTCTTCGAGGATATCCTGAAGGAAATCGCATCGGCATCCTGGGAAACGAGGCGGATGCATGTGACCACTGGGGAACTCTTTGTTAATCGGTATCCAGCCGACACGCTCGTTCTCCTTGCAGCCGTCAGACACACGGTCGTCCTCAAGCGTCTGCCATGCCTTCATCATCTTAACGCCATTGTCCTGAAGGTAGTTACCGACCTGAGCGTTTCCCTCACAGTAGGCATTCGCTAGCTCTGTGACAGCGACCAGCACAGCACGATTCGACACATGCTTCTGGGGCATCGGGACTGCGAATTCCTCGAACTTGTCTTTGATAGCATTGGCTATATCGTTGTAAGAAGAACCAGACTTGACGCCATCGGAGACAATACGCGCGATCTCCTTGCGAGTGGTGTCGTTGATCTGCGTTACAGCCTCTGCAGCATGCTTCTTAGCGTACTCTTGTGCTCTGAAGTTAGGAAGTGACACCCATCCAGACTTATCCGCCTTAACATTGCGGACTCTGGGTGCCTCCTGAAGAGAGGCACCATCGGGTGCACTGGCGGATTCAGATGAAGTTGACGACTTCGACAGGGATGAGAAGAACCACCCAGTGCACCCGAGGTCACGGCATTGCTCTACAGCACCTGCAAGCCACACTCGATAAATGTAATTCTCGATTACATGCTGCAATTCAGCAGAGTGTCGCTTGACCTCGACCCTTATTATCGCGCTATATTTGTTCTTCAGGTCACGGGAATCACGAGGTTTTTCTGCTTCGAGGATTTCATCTCCCTCAGGCAGTCGCTCCTCAATACCTTTCCACGTAGCCCAGAACACAGCTGCAACGTCAAGAGCCATAGCAGAAGCCCACGGCTGAATGATGGCATTGTGCTTCTTGATAGCCAATGCATTGCGATACTTGGCTATGGTGCCGTAGGGTTCTGCCATTAGTGATGCCTCCATTCGAACTTCTGTTCATCGACGATTCGCTTTGCGTTTTCCTCAGGGTCTCTGAACAGATCCATCAAGGCAAACGGAATAAAAGCGACCACCAGAATAAGAATCGGCACAAAAGACTCTACATCCATCAGATACCCTTCTCCCTAAGCTCAGCCACCATGTTATCGAGCAACTGAATGTACGACTCTTCGACCTCACCAGCAGCCTTGTCTGCCTTATCCTCAGGAGTCTTGGCATTCTTGATATCGTCGCCATTCTTCTTGGCATTGTCAATTGCCCCTGCAGCCTTAGCCGCCTGAGCTGCTTGCTGATCTGCAGCGGATTGCTGCCCCATAGCAATCTCGAGAGCCTTCTGCTGCTTCTCCTCTTCGACCTCGTCCCAACTCTTCGGCTCATCGGGGAACAGCTTATCCACAATGTCCGTGTCCTCACCGAGCGCAGTGAGCAGCTGGGTAGTAGCAGTCTTGAGATCGATGGTATTGGCAGGGGTCTGACCAGACAGGGTCACACTCTTTACGATGGCATCGATGCGCTCGTTGATATCCTCCTGGAGGATGGGCGGGAACTTGATATCGAACGTACGGTTAAGCTCGCCTGTATCAACGTAAGACTCTCCATAGTCGTTGAACGAGCGGACACCCTTGAGCTTACCACCAGGCTTCAGCGCAGACTGGTCGATGACGTAGCCCAGCACCGTGCTGAAGATGTCCGTCCACAGCTCCTGACGCTCCTGGAACATGAGGAGCATCGGCTGCTCCATCGCCTTGGCAGTAGCAAGGTTACCAGTGCTAGGGTCTCCGAAGTAGTGCTCGTAGATACCAGTCGCAGCGCATACCATCAGCAGAGCACGACGACCATCGTCCACAGCCACCGTGGCACCACTCTTAGGCATGGGTGTAAGATCGAAATTGTCTGAGGACATCCATACCTGAGCCGCTTGCCCAGGGAGATCACCATTCATAGGGTTAGAACCACCGTTAATGGCTCCTTCGAGCACCTGCTTGGCTTGCCCCATACCCGTGGCACCAGACTTGCTCGTAGCCTTCCATGCGAACTTGGACAGGCTCTTGACAATGGTGTACCAATCCTCAAGGAATTCCTTGTACGCCTTAGCCCAGTCGATGGCTGCGTAGATCTCAGAAACACCGTATTCCATGTCGGACAGGCAGTTCGTCTTCACATGGTATACGGGATTCATAGCCATAACCTCGATGCCGTTGAAGTACCGAGGCAGACCTCCCTGAGGCATGTAGTTGATGTCTGGGTACATTGCCTGTCGGGTCTCGTACTTCTGCGAGCCTGCTTCCTTAGGCTGCTGCCACTGACGGAAATAGTACCACGGCTCCTTACTGTCCTCGGGATTGTAGATGATGCGAGTGATCTCGTTCAGCGGGATGGTACGCACACGAGTGGCACCGTTGAGAGGGTCTGTGAAGAATGTGAAGAACAGATTTGCAGTCACCTGGAGCTCAGTCTCCTTGACTAGCATAGCCTGTTCGCCTGTAAGCTCAGCCTTGTTCTTGGAGTCGCCCATGAACGCATCGATAACAGACTGGACATCCTCGTCTGCAGCTACCACGTCGACACCATGACCGAACACGTAGTTCGCCTGAGTGGCTACGGCTCGCTTGACCAGAGGATTCTTCAACCAATACACCCTTGCCATAGCGGCAATCTTGTCGATGGACGCCTTGGTGAACTGACGATTCAGCGTAGAGTCACCGATACGCTCGTAGCCCACGTCATCCAGAGCCAGCTCCAGCTCAGCGATACGCTCCTGCAGCAGCTCGTTGTTGCTGTGCTCGGTGAAAGCTATGTTGCCGTACAGCTCGACAGCCTCGCTGAGACTGTTAAGCTGTCCACCGCTCAGCCCATTGGCGATCTTCAGGAGCGGATGATTCTTGTCCATTGCCATTCAGATACCTCCTACACTGGTGAGATGATGTTGGGTACGTCGAGCTCGACCAGTGAAGCACCAGTCCTACGGCTGGCGAGCTCCTGAGTGAGGATAGCGGCATAGGATGCAGTGTCGACTTGGTCGTCGTGAGCGCCCATGGGGAAGCCGACGAGCTCATCCTCGTAGTCCCCCAGCCATGCGGCACCCATACGATGGAAGACCTTGTGGCTCTCGTAACGAGCACCCATGGGGATAGCCTTGGTGACCTTGTCCTTGGTGGCGTTCAGCTCCATTACAGGCACACCAGCATTGCGCAGCATCTGGAAGACGGGACGACCAACACCATTGACCTCGATGCCCATGCACGTGGGCATGTAGCGTCTGTACTGGTCTAGCAGGAGCCTAGGCTGTTCAGCGCCTTCCATCTGTGCCCTGAACACATCCCAAAGAAGCAGGTCGTTCTTCGGAGTGACGATCCATGTACTGCATACGAACCAGTCTGCTGTGGTCTTGGCAGAGGCTGTCGGATCGACGGTCTGGAAGTGCCAGCATTGCTCAGGCACGAATCGTTCATCGCCCGTGTCCCTGTGAAGCACGTACGTATGGTCGATGAGCTCCCAGTACCTGAAATCCTTCCTACGGAACATGGTACCGTCTGGAGGACTGGGGTGCTGCTGATACATAGCATTGAACATGTAGCTGCCCATGGCGATTCGTGTACGATTCAGTGACACCTCATCATACATCTCTGGCCACAGCGCCTCTCCGTCAGAACGACCGAGCTGATCGGTGCCCTCTGCCAGAGCGGGAAGGCTCAGTACCTTCCACTTGTCCGCACCCTTCTCCATATCCGCCAACAGACGTCCTGCAAGGTCGTCCTGATGCCAACGAGTCATAACGACAATCACGGCACCGCCTGGAGCCAAACGAGTGCGCAGCGTAGTCTGGTACCAATTGTAGGCAGAGCGCCTCACCGTCTCAGAGCTAGCCTCTTCATAGTTCTTAATCGGGTCGTCAATAATGGCGATATGAGCACCTTTACCAGTGATAGCGCCACCAACACCTGCTGCAACAATGCCATTGTCGTGGCTTCCTTCGAGTCCCCATCGGTCTGCACGAGCAGCATCCTCTGCGAGCTTGACTCCGAACAGTTCCTCGCTGTCTCTCATCTTGTTCCTCGTCATTCGACCGAATTCCTGAGCGAGGTCTGCCGAGTAGGATGTGAGCATCCACGTCATCCATGGATGGTTGCCCATTCCCCACACAGGAAACTCCTGGGAGACGAGGCGAGACTTACCGTGTCGAGGCGGCATGAAGATCATAACACGCAGATTATCGCTCTCCGACTCATTCATGCGTGCCTCGTGAATAGCGACTACGTCATTGATGGTCGCTTCGAGCTGAGCTGCAATGAGCCTGTGGTGGCGTCCGATCTTGTAGCTCTCGTCCATGTACAATGTGTAGTCGAGAAGGTGGCGACGTGCGAGTTCCTGTCGGATACATTCGAGCTGACCGAGCATGTTAGGCACATCTTTGATGTCGAGCGGTTGAGTCCTGTCTCCATCGGACAACTGGGTGGGAAGACCTTCAGGAGCTTTTGTTCCGACATGGGACACGACCTTGTTACGTCTAGGCATCTTCCACCGCCTCAGCAGTCACGGGTAAAGCGGGAAGTGCCGCATCATCCACATGATCTCCCACGGTCACTTCCACAGCTTGTGCAATTTCTTTCACCTTGGCGCGTAATTGTTCATCTGTTAGGGCTTTCACGTCTACCTGCCAATTCACGTCTAGCTTGTGCTTAGTCTCGACGGAAATCTCCATTACCCGCTTGGCATTCCACACATCAGGCATACGACATTCGAGATATCGAATCATCGCCGAGACGTTGCCGTTAATAGCAGCAGAGAACAGAGCATTCTCGACCAATGAGCATGCGAAAATGCGAGCCTCTTCCAAGTCGCACCAGAACTTGGCATACTTGCCTTCTTGTCCTCGTGCCATTTCTTCCTTACCACGACGACGCCACTCAGTGATTGTACGAGGGTTCAGACCAACACGAGCTGAAGCAGTGGTGAATGTGTAGCCTTGCTTCACTAGCGCGACAATTTGAGGAGCCTTCTCGTCGAATTTGTGGTAGCCACCCTTAGCTGCTGCTTCCTCAATGTTAGTATGGACGGCACAATATTTGCCGTCCACCGTTGCCCCCTTTGTGCATTGCTTTCCTGTTCGAGGATTGTGTCCTTGACAACGAGGAGTCCCCCAGTAAGTCCAATGCTCAGGGTCTTCAATATGCTTAGGATGTGGGTTATTTTTGGAATACTTAGGCTTCGACTTCTTAGATCCTGAGACCTTCTTCGAAGCCTTAGTCTTCCCATTCTCCCTGTTAGTCGTCATTATCACCACATTCCTATTATTTAAATATATACTCCTTATCTATTATCGCTCTTTTTCTTATAGATTACCTTATCAATTTCATTATATTTTCTTATGCATTAATACGTTTTCTTGTTTTACCACATTAACGACATCTCTCGAAAATATTTTTATTATTTTCAAGATTCCCGATGAAAGTTGAACAATTTCGAGCGATAATAGTGTTGCAGGGAATTGACAACGACTTCGAAAGGACACTGCAATGACCACCATGACCAACTTCTCCACTACCGCTGAGCGCATTGGTAAGACCACTTCTGAGAAGAGGGCTGTCGAGGCTATGGCGAATTCTCTTGGCTCCGTTGAGAACGCCATCGCCGACGGCGACACCCACTACGAGGGTCACTGCTTCATCGACGATGCCGAGCAGTACGCATCCGAGGGTCTCGATTCGCTCGACAAGCGCACCCTCAACCACATCTCCGATGAGCGCATCAACGAGCTCGTTCACGAGGTAGCCCTCACTTTCGATTACCTCGAAGAGTACAACGAGCCAGCCACTTCACCTGAGGCTAACAATGACAAGGAGAACGCCATGACCGCGCCCCAGACTTCTGTTTTCATCCCTTCCTCTGCCGCTTCCATGTCCTTCGAGGACTTCATCGACGGCATGTATCTGTTCGCTAGCAAGTGGGTCGGCGAGATCGCCGTTGATCGTGTGGCTATTCGTGTTGAGTCTCTCTACAACGACATCACGTTCCGCACGATGGTGTTCGAGTATCGTCAGGCTGTGCTTTCTCGTGACACCAACAAGAAGCTCATGTTCCGCTCGATGGTGACTGGTGACGCTGTCTGCACCGCTGACGACTGGGACAACGACATCTATTCATCCAAGGTGAATGCGTACGGCGACGTGCTCTACGATATGCTCGTTCGCCTCCCTAGGAATGCCGAGGATGAGCGCGAATCCCTCAAGAAGTTCTGCGAGTAGAATCTGTTGGCTGGGTGGGGAGACCTGCCCAGCCTTTTTCTCTGAATATTTTCAAGATTTTCTTGATTCCCAATAATAGTTCAACTATTTATAGGGATAATAAGGTCGTCAGGAAGTAACGACTGAAGGGAACTGAAATGGAGAACGTCAAGGAAATCGTCAAGATCGGTCAGAAGCTTACCGCCCACAAGGGTGAGTGCATTGGTATCAAGATTTACGAAATTAAGAAGGAAGTCGAAGTCTCCAAGGTCAACAAGAAGTCCTTCATTGCAAGCGGCATCAAGTTCTCCCTCTGGAAGGTCACCGACAAGGATTCCTGTGGTCTTCGTCGCAAGGACGGTAAGAAGCGTGCCATCTTCACGTCTCCTAGCCGCATTGATGGCATCGTTGAAATCGAATTCTAAGGAGGAAACATGAAGAACTCAGGTCTCGACTGGATCGACGACGAGGGATACTGCGGGTATCCGACCGCTCGTGTGAATGGCTTTGCGATCGTTATGTGCTGCGATGACGACGACAGCCTCGCAATTCAGGTCTTCGACGAGGAAGACGACCATGCCATCGAGTGTGGAGAGATCTACCAGCAGCTGAGCGGATTCGACTCTTTCGACGATATGCAGCTCGCTGCTGAGTATCTCGCATTCACCCTTTGCCACGTACGCTAACGATCATTTCGACATCAATCGCTGCATCGTCAAGTTCTAAGGAGAAATCATGGCACACATTCCTGAGGCAGACCGCGCTCGCATCTACGAACTCGCAGACGAGTTCGGAGTTCACCCTTCCATCGTCCGCTCGTTGTACGACGTGATGCCGAACGAGCTTTACGATGGCATCGTCACCGCGCTGGAGGACATGGCGGACGATCCAGACTACGAGGAACTTTTCGATGAGTAGGCATTTTTACCGTTTGACGCTCCACAGGAACGATAGGCTTTACTTCCATGCGATCTACGAAAACAAGCTGAACGCTCGAAAAGCCTATCTGAAGCTTCGAACGAACAGAAAGTCCGATTCTAAGCGTCTAGACGAGGTGTTTTGGGACTCGTGCATTGGTCGTTGGCAGTACGTTCAAACGCTAAACCGCACAGACGGCAATTCACATGATTCAAACCAATTCTAACGTGAGCACATAGAAACACCGCAGCACTTTCATGAGTCTGCGGTGTTTCTCTCGTTAGAACCCATTCTAAGGCTCCGAAATATTTTCAGAATCAGAGCTCAATCAATCCATTGGCTCCAGCATCATCAAGTAGGAATCTAGCGAGGTGTTTGGCGGCATCTTTGGCATGAACACCCTTGCCTAGGTCGCACCACGGCACGGTCTTCATCTGAGATGCCGTATGCCACACGACTTCGCATCCATTCCGCTCAGCCACTGCAGCGCAACCACCGACCAGCTCCATAGTCATCGTGGCTTCACGACCCATAGTGACTCCGATGCGAGGAGTGTGCTTCTCGATTACGACCACCTGAATGGATGGACCAGCATTGCGCAGAAACTCTTCCATCCACTTAATGGTCTGGTCGTGAGGCACCATTGAGTATCCGACGTTCACAGCATTCTTATAGCTCCAAGCGCACCCTGTTGTGCCTCCTGGGTCAAGGGCTAGCACACCCCTATGCGGACGTCTAAGAACACGTTGGAACACGCTCACTCCAGTCGACTCTTTATTCTCGGAGGGCTTTTGTATCAACGACATCTGCATCTTCCTTCGGTTTGAAAGTCCACGATCCTACGCACCCATCGTTTTCGTCGTATGCTTCTATGAGGCGTGGACGTTCTGGACCAATAGCTGTAAACAAAGCTACGACAGCCACTTCACAATTCGATCTATTGAGTGGTCGGAGAAACGTCAAGTTTTGAGTCTCCTGATTTTTATAGACGATCAGCAGCCTAATGGCTTTTTTCTTGTTCTGTTTCTTCCCCATTAGATGAGTCCACCACCAATCGCAGTCAGTATCAGTCCAGAAAAAGTCAAAATGACTCCAGCCTTATACGTGTATTCAGGATCGCCATTCAGCTTTTCGGAAGAGCAGGCGATAAGGGAGAGAGATCCGATGATCACGAATACCATCCCGCAAACAGATATAATGTTCATCGCTTCTCCTTTTCAGCTATGCGTTCCCACTTACGTTTGGCATAATCCTCGCCAGACATCTCAACGTCAAGCATAATTGCCTCAATAACGTCCTCTACAGGCATGCAGCGGCTGGCGAGACGAGAGCCTAGGGCGACGCACCAGTCTGGTGCATTGCTGCGCTTCTTGCCCATTCTAATGCGCCTCATTTCGAATACAGATGAGCGCCTCGACCATTTCGGGCTTGTTAAGACGAGCAATGTCGTCCTCGTCAAGGTCAATGGCGAGAGCAATGAGCTCACTCTTCTTCATACGCCTGAGCTTGTTATCCGACAGATGGAGAAGGTCATCCATAGCCACTTCACGAGGAGAAGGCGCCTTATCCAAGGTCTCAGGAATGCGCATTTGCTCCTGGAGAGAACCATCGCCTGTAGCGTACAGAGACCATGCAGCTCCACATTCATCGCACACCACGTCCACGCAACGACCCGTAGACGTGATATTCCCAAAACTCGTTCGAGCATGCTCACCACTGCCACAAACAGGACACACGCTCTTTGTGACGAGCTTGTATTCCTCGTCAGTCATTTCTCTGAGTCGAATAGTCTTCATTAGTCATCGACCTCGCTTGCAGACTCGCCTGTGGAGCCGTACCCGCCACGAGAAGCGCAGCCCATGTCGTCTGTTTCGATCACGTTGATCTCGGGCATCATAGGCTGAATGCGGAACTGGGCTATGCGCGTACCAGCTGGGATGAAAGTGTCTCGAACAGCATATGCCACGAACCCCCAGACGTCGTCGCTGCCACAGTACTCGTTCTCGATGATCCCGATGGAATTTGCCATCAGGATACCGTGCTTCAGACAAGTGGACGAGCGAGGAGCAATGATGCCCTCGAAGCCTTCTGGCATCTTGATATTGATACCAAACGGGATGATCCGCACATCACCCTGCTTCATGGAAACGTCCTCGCTGCAAGCCAGATCGATCCAAGCACCATGGCGCTCAAGCTTGCTAGCGCCATCCATATAACGCACAATAATGTCTTCCATTATCACTCCTTAACGAAAAATGGACGAGCCTCCGAGGAGACTCGTCCGTGAACAAACAAGGCTGTTTACTTGCAGTCCTCGAAGTCATCATCGCAATCATGGCAATTGCCACAGTCGCCAGACAGGAAGTCCGTGAACTGCTCAAGGTGACGGAGGAAGCTCTCACGCTTCTCATCGTCCTTGCGCCACAGATCGAGCTTCTTCTTGGTCACCTCGTCAATCTCGCTGAGCGACAGGAACTGGTCGTTGTCGTCAGAGTTGCACTCCTTCAGAGCACTGCGGAGAGCATCGTGCATGTCGAGAAGGAGATTGAGCTGGAACTCGGAGGGGATGTCGAAGCCATCCATCAGTCGAGCGATTGCCTCCATGCAGTCGTAGTAGCGACCACGGTCAAGATCCATAATGTTGTCAATACGGTGCTGCTTGATCTCGTTCTTCATGATTGATTCCTTTCTATCGATTCCACTTCTTCTGGAGAGGGCACGGACGGTCGAACACAGACTCGAATTTGCAGCGGTGCTCATGCTCACACACAGGCTGCAGATAGTCTGCGAAATCATCGCCCCATATGCGCCTCACTTCCTCTTTCATCTGGCGGATCACCTCACGCCATTCGCCCTGTGCTTGGAGGCAAAGCCTATCGCCAGCCAGACCGACAAGAGCACGATAATTGGTGCCAATGCCAATGCGAGTAACAACATTCGTAGGCAGAACGCCACGAGCATCCTGAGTCTCGACACCTGCATCGATGAGCTTATGATATGCATCCTCAACACTCTTCATCGTGTCGTTCCAGAGAGCCTTCTGCTCGTCTGTCTTCACGGACGGACCACAAATCACATCCATGTCTTCGACTTTGGTGAATCGCATTGACTCCTGAGAGTAACTGAACCCGACACGATGGCGGACTGCCTGGTGCGTGAATGCACGAGACACTCCATCCACCTGAAACACGAGTGTAATCCACTCGAACACGCCATTAAGCGCAGTTTTCTGCATCTCAGCGAAAATCTCGTCTGCCTCGGCATCGGAGATATCGTCGAGCGAATGACGCATGTCTCCTCGCATGTTCAAGACTCCTGCAGCAATCACCTTCTTTGGCTGCGGAGTTGCAGATATGCAACTTACCTTTACCATTTCTCATCCCTTCTGATAAGCTCCTGGAGAGCACACTTACCCTCCAGGAGCATGCCGTTAACTACGAATTCCAGCGCTTGACGATTCCGTCAGTCACATTGTCTGCAATCTGACCGTGACCCTTAGCGTTGGGGTGAGTCTTCTTGTACTCAACGATCGCCTCGGTGCATTCCTTGTGAAATCCAAGGTATGGCATGTCAGACTCAGGATCGTCGGGCGTTTGAGACTCACGATAGAGAACCAGCTCGTCTCCATCGTAGTAACTAAAAACATATCGGCTCATTTTTCACCTCCTGTCTTGTCGTCAGGAGATATTATGCGCCATGATCTGGCTATTTTTCACCAGAATTTTCAATTTGTGGAATATTTTCGCCACCGAGCTGAGAAGGCAGATCATCCTGATCATTGTCATCTGGCACTGAATGGGCGATGAGCTGACCGTCTTCAGTCAGATAGGCAGACTCAGTCATGATCCTGCCACCGCATGAAGCACACAGAGACAACATTGGTGCAGGACGAGATATAGACACGGGAGTGCTGAGTCCGTTCTTAAGCACTTGCAGTTTCTGACAACCAGACACTGCATACTTTAGAATTCCAGCACCCTTGGTGAGATCAGCCCCGCAGTGAGGACACTCAAGTGGATACACGTTCCTCCGAACACCATTGACATCATTCATCGTTTTCTCCTCCCACGACGATCAGCTTCTTAGCGAAAAGCGTATCGTCGTTACCGCTGTTTTTGCTTGCCCTACAGAAGAACGAATTTCCGCTCTTCAGCTGATTGCCGTACTCTTCGAGGATATCCCCTCCAATGTAAACACCGATCACGCCTGTCGAATCGTTGAGCTGGATTACAGCAGACTTCTTACCGTCATGATTCTTCTTCTTGACAGACGTGATTACACCGCGCACATAAACGGAGCCAGACTTGCCTTGCAGCGAATCGATATTCGTCCACGGGATTTCCTTGTATCCTGCAATGCGGTCAAGATGAGCCAGAGCCTGATGATTAACAGGGAGTGGATACCGATTGCGCCACGTCAAATAGTCTTCATCCCATGGGCGATTAGCAGCACCTAGCAGTCCCAACACCCGAATGGATTCCTGCACACGCTTGTTCACAACACGACGAGTCACGCGATTATACAGATCATCAAAGTCTGCATACGGTCTGTGTTCAAGGATATCGTCTACGGCTTTGTCGCCCATGCCCTTGATATGCGTTAGACCGAGCTTAATGGCTTTTACGCCGTGTTTGTTCGTGACAATACGGCTTTCACGTCCACTGTGATTGATGTCTGGCAAAAACACTTTTACACCATGCTGGATGGCGTCTGTAAGCGCAGAACGGAACTTGTCATCCTCGTGCTCACAGTTCATCAGAGCACAATACCACTCGACTGGGTGATAATGCTTGAGCCACATGCACCAGTAGCCGATCTGAGTGTACTGGAATGCGTGGGACTTGTTGAATGCATACGAACCAAAGTGCACCATCTCTTGGAACAGATTACGGGCATCGTACTCGCTCATGCCATGGGAAGTGGCACCTTCAAGGAATGCGGGTAGCTCCTTGTTGAACACGGCGACGCCTGGTTGACGTTTAATCATCTCACGCATTCGGTCTACGCCATGTGGGTCATAGTTGCCCAGCTGTCCGAAGATGAGCATAATCTGCTCCTGATACACGAGGACGCCTTCAGTGTCCTTCGTGATTTCGTCATAGATAGGGTGAAGAGACGGCACCTCTTCACGACCAGCTCGACGGTCAACATACTTCTGGAACAGACCTGAGCGCATTGCTCCTGGACGGTACAGCGCATTGACGGCCACGAGGTCATCGAACGAATCGACAGGAATCTCCCTGAGCAGACCAGTCATCCCCTGAGAGTTGAACTGGAACACCCCATTAGTCTTTCCATCGTGGAAGTCTGCCAGGATTGCAGGATCTGCGTAGTCAAGAGCCAACAGATCGTCACGAGTTATGCCACTCAGGTCGCACGTTTCTCGAATGATACTGAGGGTCTTGATGCCGAGGATGTCGAGCTTCAAGAATCCCATAGCCATACATTCATGACCGTCGAACACCGAGCACTTAACACCATTGCGAACATCAAGCGGCATGGCATCTGTGAGCGGGAACGGACTGACCAGAACACCGCTAGCATGCACACCGCGCTGTCGCTTGCGATTCAACAGAAGCTTGCATGCAGGCTCAAAGTCTGGGTACTTAGAGCACAGCTGCTTGCCAGGAATCGTACTTTCAAGAATGTCGGTAACAATAGCGAGAGACGATGCGAGCTTCTGGCTTCCCTTGTCTCCTGGAGTGACGAGGGAAGATGCCTTGTTCACTTCTGCACGAGGAATATCCATGCATCGTGCAAGGTCTTGCATCACCATCTTCTCCCCGAGATTGCCGTACATCCCCATCGAGGCGACGTTCGCTTCACCATACTTTTCAATGAGATAATCTTTGATCTCTTGTCGGCGCGAATCCTCGAAGTCCAGATCAATGTCTGGCGGCTCCTCACGTCCTGGTGCGAGGAATCGTTCGAACATAAGGTCGTGAGCGACTGGGTCAGGGTCTGTAATTCGGAGAGCAGCGCAGACAAGGCTTCCACCAGCTGATCCACGACCTGGACCATAGAAGATACCACTTCTTCGAACGAATTCAAGCATGTCGTCAATGAGGAGAAAGTATCGGACGAATCCCTGTTCGTGGATGTAATTGAGCTCATATTCGAGCCGTTCGATATATCTTGAGTCATCGCGCTTCCCATCCCACTTTGGCTGAGCCATTCCAGCATACGTAAGCTCACGCAGCTTCTCATATTCCTCGTCATCAGACAGACCAGGATACGGCTGAGGGGTAAGCGACTTCCACTGTGGCATCTGGATGTCAACCATATCGCACACCTGCAAAGTGCCGTCAAGCGCACGACTAATGTCCATCTGTGTGAGATATGGATGATTCGCCAAAAGCAGACCACCCATCTCGTTGCGAGTCATCGGGTGGAAGCAGTTGTCGTCGAATTCCCATACCTTGCCCTTTGAACCAGTACCGAGGTAGTACTTGTGGTACTGCTGCCAGTCTCGAAGGTAATGCGAGTCTGGAGTGGCGACCATAGGCAATCCGAGCGTATTCGCGACTCTAATGGCAGTCATGTTGATGGGAGTCTGCTTGTCAATTTTCGTCGGCATGATCTCCATGAAGAAGCGACCATCGAAAATCTCTGCCATCTGCATACCGAGCTTGAGAGGGTCTTTCACCTTCCCAAACATCGTATCCATGCAGCCAGACAAACAGATGACGTCCTCGCTGCACTCCTTAAGCCAACTGGGCTGAATACGAGGACGATTGTAGAAGCCATCCGTCCAGCCTCTGGTAGACAATCTGAAAAGGTTTTGGCAACCCTTCCAGCTCTTTGCAAGCAGTGTTACATGGCTTCTGCGCTCTCCCTTGACGTGTTTGCTTGCATCGGGGACAATGTAAGCCTCGATGCCTACGATACCCTTAATTCCAGCCTTAGAAGCCGCCTTAAGCAGAGCATATCCAGAGCCCATGGCACCGTGATCTGTGATTGCGATTCCAGGCTGACCGTGCTCAACAACCCAATCGACATAATCCTCCACACGAGGCATGCCATCTAGCAAAGAAAACTCGCTGTGGCAATGGAGGTTCACGAAATCGTCTTTCACAACAGATTCATCTCCTTCAGATCTTTCACGATCGCCTTGCAGATGTTGCTCGCAGACGTCTTGCACTGGTGAAGCGTCAGCACAGGAACACCAGCACGAGCAAAGCACTCAGATGCTGCGAGCATACGGTGCTTCTGGTAGACAAGATCATCGTATCCCCAGCCAGCCTTGCACACATCAGGATCTCGCTCCATGCAAGTGTCGACGTCTGTGTCCAGCATTACGATGACAGGCTTAACATCCTTAATCACCTGTGCAAGATACTCAAGATTTGAATCCGTACGCTGCTGATAAGCCCAGCAAGACAGCGTGGTCCTGTCGAGGATTGCGTTCGCCCCAGCTTTGTCGAGAGTCTGGATTGCCACAGCTGCGACCTTCCACGAGTCTCGGTTGAAGCACGGAGCCGAATGGCGGAACTTCCCATGAACGTACTCATACGGCTCAAGCATGTCCTTGTTCAAATCGAGAACGGGAAAGCCCAGTTCCTCACTCAGACGAGCTGCGAGCGTAGACTTGCCTGCACCATCAATACCTTCGATAGAGATAATCATCGTTCATCCTTCCACGGTTCATTCATTCCAATAAAGTGGCATGCTGCATCATACAAAGTGCGAAAACGATGCACAAACGGTGCGCCAGTCCTGTTGTACGGACGGTCGACAATGTAGCACTGAATAGTCTGCTTACCTGCGAATTTGACCAGATTCTTTGGGTCATCATCGAATATTGCCAACACGTCATTCACGTCATAATGATCATGGACGTAGTTGAACTTTTCCTTCGTGAACACGAGTTCACTGTACTGCAGGTCGTGCTGCTTAAGCCAGTACTCTGTGTCCTCTCGGATATTGTCATACTCGTCAGCAGGACGACTGGAGATGATGACCACGTCATACCACTGGGACAAACGTCTCAATGCGCCATGCGTGCCTGGAATCATGGTCATGTTGCGCTTATGACCTTCCACGCGCCACCGACGCTTAAGCTCAGCGTAGTCTGCATCATCGAGACACAGAATCTCGTTCAGATGGAGCGATGTCAGGTCGTTCGGAGACGGACTGAGCTGACCGTTGGTAGCCCATCGCAGGAAGTCTCCTCCGTAGTCTGCCATCACATTGTCAAGGTCAACAAAGACCTTCTTTCTGTTCTGATTCTTCACAGATGGTGCCCCCAATCCGCTTATGTAGCCGTACTCATCGATCAGTCCTCTGTACCAATCGATGAAGTGATGAACGTCTTTACCGTGACCGATGTAAATGGACGTGCTTGGAAATTCGTCCATGATGACCAGAAAGCCACGGTCGCCTTCAGAGTCAGGCTTCGACATTTTCAGCGAATAGCCTTCGTAGCAATCTACAATCGCGTACCCGTTCATCACTTGCCTAGACCCATCTTTTCAAGACGAGACATCGTATCATAGTATGCCATGTGAGCCATATATGTCGAGTCCCATTTTCCATACCTACCGAGAAGAAGGACATTCTCCTGGTGGTTGTAGAACTTTGCCTTACCGTCTACCTTAATGATCTTATGAGCACCTTCGACAGGTCTCAGATACTCTGTCTGCTCAACGCCATCGACCCTGCTGTAACGTGTCCAAGGGGCATCGATATCAACATTGTAGACAATTATGTTGTCTGGAGTAGAAGCCCAACTGTCGTGATTCGGATATGGACTACAGTCAGAAACATACATCTCGCGATACAAGCACTGAGACTTCGAATGCGGATAAATCTTGTTCAAAGGAGCTGTGTTGATGACCAGGTCGAACTTACGAGACAGACCTCGCATGTCGCTAGGCATCACCTCGTCCTCTGTGATTCGCATACCTTGGAGCATGCTCCATGCGTCCATCCAGTTGTATGCCGTGACAGTTTTCATAGATCGGTGAATGGAGTTGTTCGTCTGGGAGGCTCCAGTCTTAATGGCATACAGCTCAGCCATAGCCCTCTGGTCTGCCTTGTTCCAACGCATGAACTTATCACCATAGCCCACGAATGCAGTCTCGATCTCGATAGGCTTCAACGGGAGTCCACAATTGTCATGAAGATAGCGGACACCATGACCTGGATTCGGCTTAGTGGCAGATAGAATGGTCGGCATAATGCCTTTGTCCATACAAGCCTTTGCTGCAAGCAAACCTGTCATGCCTGCACCGATGATTGCCACGCTCATTGATTCCTCATTTCTTCCAGCAATTTAATGAACATCGGCGTCTTTCGAAGCGTACCACGGCTCAGCCTTACAAGACGATGGCTTGAGAGATATCTGGTAATATTCGCCGAATCCTCTCTCGTCATGCCGCAGAAGTCTTCGATGTCCTGCCTCTTGAACTCATCATACGATGACAGGAACTGAAACACAAGAGGCTCGTCTTCCATCCACTTAATCACGTCATCCCGAGAAGCTCCAAGTGGTTCGTTCTCCTTGGCACGAGCCTCGCTGAACTGCTTGTATCGGAACGAGGACTTCTTGTAGCACTCGTTAACAAACTGTGCAGCAGCTTCGACATGCTCCTTCTTCACAAGCAGTCGATTTCCGTCATCCGTTGAGAACAAACGAGCTGCCCATGCCGCTGCCATACGAGCCAACTTAACACGGAAATCTGCACTCTCGACAAGAGGAATCTCGGAAGTGTACCCCTCACCCATCTTAACAGACAACTCGTAAATGAGCTTGCGAGCCTGCTTGGAGAACAAAACATCCTCAGGTCGACGAGACCACACCCACATAATCAGATTGTGACACAGCTCACTTGTGTACACATGCGGCACTTCTTCAGTGGTATTGCTGTTGATTACCTTTGAATCAACATCCTCGCTCGCAGAAGAAACAACCAGATCAAAGCGGGAAATATCCTCAGCCTTACCAATCAGCTGAGGTATAAACTCGACAGGATACGTCCTACTGGAAACGTTGTCTCCGTACCTAGGATTGGAGATCCAGATAAGGCGCGTACGAGCAAGCGCACGCTCAGTCTGAATCTTCGTGATCTCTGCGACGCCACTGGAACGAATGCCAGACATGTTCGCAATCTCATCCTGAGTGAGACCAGAAGCCTCATCGATAACGACCAGTCGACGGTCGTTCAGAGGAATCTTTCCCCATGTGATCTGCCAGCGCTTGTTGACTTGTTGCAGACCACCAACAAGACCTGCATACGAGGATGCCTCGCCAGTAACGAATTCTCCGAGTCTGTAGTGTCGCATGAGCTGCTGGACAGTCTCGGTCTTTCCCGTACGAGTATCCCCGAACAGGAGAACCTCAAGCCATCCGCGCTTCAAAGGCTTGCCATCGAAGTCAAAACGCAGCAGAGAATGATATGCCAAATCGACAGCAATGTGGACATCGTTCCTGCCATAGATTGATGTCACATTCGTAGACAGATCACGAACGATTTCGTCCATTTTCTGTCGGACGGTCTGACCCTCTGCAGGCTGGAATACACTGAGCTCATTTTTCAGGTTATCGGACATCTCGAATGAGCTGATGTCGTCCTCGCTCCATTCCTTGTCGTAAAACAAATGAGTGGCATGCTGCGTGGAAGAGTCTGGCACGGTTATACCTGTGAACACGTAGCTCTTACCAGCCTGAATACCGTGATCTACGATACTGACGTGACGAGTCACGTAGCTCTGGTTCTCGTCGTTCCAGCTAAGCTCAGGAATGATGACGAGATCTTCAATGTTGACATTGTCAATCACGTCCAGATCTACGGTGCAGTCACCAAGCGCACCTGCAAATTCCTTCATTTTCGTACGCTGAACAGAGTCGCTCAGACCTCGAAGCTTCATGAGGTTCGGAGAGTCCTTCGGAATGTTTACTTCAAGAGTGCCACCTGCTATGCCAATAGGGCAAACGGTACACTTCTTCTTGTTCGCTGAAGCGCAGCGGACTACGTATCTATCTGGAACGATATAAGGCTCAAGATCTTTGCCTGCAACCACCGCTGCAGTACGAATACGCTTGCCAGCATACTTTGCAAGGGACGCCTCGTGAAGAGGGACGTCGTACACCTCGTTATCGTCCTCGTCCTGGAGGGTATTGCGAGGAACGGTCTTGTCGATGAGGTGTTGGAAGTCATCTCGAGTTGCACCATAGCCGACTACCCAGTCCGTCACGTCCCCATTAGACGGCTCAGAAATAGGCAGATTCAGTATGCGAACGGATGAGACGATATGCTCAAGATTGTTTGCTACATTGACCATGCCGTTCTGACCAGCCTTGTCAATGTCGTAGCAAATATTGACCTCACGACTGTGGAACAATTGATTCCACTCAGGCTTCCAGTTACCAGCACCACTGGTAGACGTGACCGCATTGAAGCCTAGCTGGTGCATTAGGATGCAGTCCATCTCACCTTCGCACAGGAAGATGGGGTCATCGCTCCACAGCGATGGATCTGGGAAAAGAGTAACGCCACCACGACCGCGCTCCCAGCTAATCACCTTAGATGAATCGCGCTTAGCCCAGTCGTACTGACGAATGTTATAGCAGCCCTCTTCATTGAACAGCGGGATTGTAATCCTACCATTGTGGTAGCCGAGTCTAAACTGACGAATAGTATCGTCAGTGAATCCACGCTTGTTGTGAAGAAAATCTAGCACAGCCGAATTGCACCAGAGATTGTCTACCAAACCATCGATCACGATATCGGAGATCGGAGGGAGCTTCTTCTTGGGTCGCTTTGTGATTAGTTTGGGCTTCTTAGGCGACTCATCACCAACCAGCTCAATTTCTACATCACCAACGAAACCGTGGTCGCTAAGCCACTTACAAGCTCCCTTAAAATCTGTGTCCTCGTAAAGCTGAACGAATGTGTAGATGTCTCCCTTGAGACCGCATCCGAAACAAGTCCACAGACCCGTATTAAGATTGATAGACATCGACTCGACGCTGTCGTTATGCCAAGGACACCTGACAGCAACTTCACCGCTGCTGTCAGGTGTCAGCTGCTGCCCAAATGCGTATTCAAAGTAGTCCTTAATGGACATGTTCTGGGCAGACATTTTACATCCTATTCGAAGTCGAAATCATCATCATCGTCATCGTCTGCGACATCGGTCACAGGCAGAGGCTCCTCCTTGGGAGCTGGAGCGGGAGTCTCGTCGAACGGAGGCTGCTCCTCGTCCCCTTCCTTCACGTTCTTAGGAGCCTTATCAGCCTTCTTAGCCGACTTCTTAGGAGCAGGCTTAGAAGTGGGCTTCGGAGCATCAGGCACCTGAATCTTCGGCTTAGAGACGCCATTCGTAGGAGCAAAACCCTTGATGGCATTACGCATCTGGTCGGTAGTGCCGTCTCGATCGTTCGCGTACTCGTCAGGCTCGAGACCGACAGTCAGGATGAGCTCCTTGCCAAGCAGGTCATTCGGATTCAGCTGGAGACGACCCTTAGGTACGTCAATGCCGCATGCCTTGAGCACCTGAACAAGACGCCACTTGGCATTGTCGCTGAGGGAGGTGTTGTCCCACAGACGACGACCAGCAAACGGCTCACCTTCACAAATCTGGAAGCACCACTTCAAATAAGGCTTACCAGAGTTCTTACCGACCTCACGAGAAATATCGAACACGGTAGCGCGATAACGACCAGAGTCAATCGGGTTGAAACCAGAACCCTCATCCTCGTTACCAGTGAACTCACCCAAATCAAGCAAATCGACAGCCATTGTTTACTCCTCTCCGAAAATCATGTCGTAAACCTCAGGGAACGTAGGATTGTCGATGACAGTACCAAGCACGCCAGAACGGTCTTTGGCGTAGTAGGCTCCGACAGGCTGAACCAGCATACGACGCATAGGCTCAACTCCATCCTCGGTCTCGACATTGTCGACGTAAAGATAACCGACAATATCGACATACCCGCAGACGTCTGCTGCAAGCTTGGAACTCATCTTAGGCATGGTCTTAACGGCACCAGTGACCTCGTTCTTCTCATCCATGGCGAGTGCCGTGAGAATGACGTTCATGTCAAGGTCACGAGCCATGCGAATGAAGCGACGCATGCGCTCGGTGTTGTACCCCCAGTCTCCAACGGTGAGACCATCACCGTAGGGACGCTTCACCTCAGGATGGCTCTCTACGATATAGTCCATGAGCTTCTTCTGGAGCTCAGTGACGGAATCGATTACGAGCGTATCTGCCTTGCCGCCACCCTTCTCGTGGAGGGTGCGGATGAAGTCCTCAATCTCGTCAAAGGTCTCAAACTTCTTCTTAACGACCTTCTTAGACTTGATGCGCGACTGAACGGAAAGGGAACCTCCCTCAACGTCCACGAAAATAGTCTTGTCGCCAGAGCAGCTGAACACGGTCTTACCGACGCCAGGGTCACCGTAAACTAGCATCTTAATGGTGTCCTTAGCCATTCTTAATCACCTTCTCAATCTTGTTGTCAGGGTTCTTGTTGGACTCCGACTCCTGCTTCACGTGGAAGCCTTCAACGCCTGCGAGCTCGTGGAGGTCAGCCTCGTTCATGCGACCCTCCATCTCAGCAATGCAAATCGGACGGTACTCGCAGTCCCAAGAGCAATCTCGAGTGGGATTGCAATAGAAGCCATAACGATCTGCATGCTTCATCGCCATGTACTGATTGTACAACTGACGACCACACTCTTCGACCTCGCGATCGTTACGATAGACAGCCTCACGATAGTGATAGGGAGCCTTGGTGCGAGCGGAATACGGATCGCACTTCCTGAGGATATTGTAGTACACACCACACACGTCATAGCCCATCTGACGGAGAGCCCAGATATACTGGGTCACCTGGGTATCGGTGATGAGGTGCTTGGTGTCGAGCGTCTTTGCAGTCTTGTGCTCAAGAATGTACAGACGACCCTCACGTTCGACGATTGCGTCGACGTATCCGATGAACGTGCACCAGCTGAACTTTCCATTGGGATTCGGGACACGAACCTCGACCTTCAGCTCGCTAGCGACTGGGGTGAAATCGTCGTTTGGAGCGACCTCTTCGAAGTAGTACTTGAGCATCTGACGACCCATGAACGAATCCTTGTCAAAACGTTCAGAATCGCCACCTGCAGAGAGAACCTCCGTAGCCGCCTCAGCAACCTTGTTGTCGTACATGGCCATAGCCATAGAAGCACGAACGTTAACGTCCTTGTCGTTGTTCTCGAGAGAGTAGAACTCTGCGAGGGACTCGTGGACAAGCGAGCCTAGCATCAGTGCGGGAGCCTTGTCGTTCGCGGTCAGCTGGTCGACGTAACGATACTCGTACTTACGAGGGCAACGCCTGAAGCAAGCGAGACGACTGTTGCTTACGGTAATCACTGATTTTACCTCCTTCTTCTCAAATTAAGGTGAGCAATACAATTGGGTTATATAACCCTTCAATTAGATATTAAGTTTTATTCATGATCACCTCTCCCTGTCTGTCGTCATTGTTCCAATATTATCCTCCATTTTCAGAGGAAAATATGTAGAAATTTAAAAATTTATTTATTCGTAGCAAGAACTGCGCTTTTGATGTTCGAGATGACGGTATCCACGGTCACTTCTTTGTCGTTGATGTAGGCTTCAATGGTCTCGTCAACGGTGTCTGCAGTGATGAGCTTATAGATGTCTGCGCCATGGATGTCGTTCATACGAGCGTAGATTCTGTCCTCAGCCTGAGCATTGTCGTCAGGTGTCCATGCTCGGTCTGTGAAAATCATCTTGCTAGCAGCAGTAAGCGTCAATCCCGTTCCAGCTGCACCGATGGTGGCAATGAACACCTTCACCTTTGGATTGTGCTGGAACAGCTTCACAGCCAATTCACGTTGCTGCTTCGGAGTCTCGCCTGTGTATGTGACACATCCGTATTTGCGTAGTGTGCGCTCAACGGATGCCACCACTCTAGCCCAGTTGCTGAAAATGACGACCTTCTCGTCTTGCTCAACGCATATCTCCTGGACCATAGCTTCGAGTGTCTGGATCTTTCCGCTTGGTATAACCGTAGAGAATGCAGTCTCTGTCAAGCAATTGGCATCCGTGGCAATCTGCCTGAGGCGCATAAGCCTACTGACTTCAGCAGGAGCGGTAACGAACACATTGTTCTCAACCTCAGCCACATATTCATTGAGCATCTGGGTGTAGATTTTAGACTGCTTGTCGCTCATGCCGCACTTTATGGTATGAACGCGCTTGGGAGGTAAATCGTGGATCACGTCGCATTTCCGTCTGCGGATCATATATTGGCTGAGCTCACGAGACAGCAGATCAAGGTTCTGGTAGCCAGACGCCTTCTTGCCAAAGTACGTTTGCTCATAGATGACGTACGTAGGTATCCAACGCCAGAACGAGCTGTACTTCTTCTTGTCTATGAAGTGTAGCAATGCCCACACGTCTGCAGGATTCTCTCGCATGGGAGTGCCAGTCAACAGATACAGCTCACGACTGCGATATGACAGCTTGTTGACTATGCCGTAGTTCGTGGCATTGCCAGCCTTGGTGCGAGCCTTGTGAGACTTGCACCTGTGCGCTTCGTCAACGATCAGGACGTCCCATTTGCGGTCGCACAGAACCTTGGCATTGCGCTCAAGCCGAGCCGCCTCGTAGTGGATGATGGTCCAACGGGACGTTCCAATCACTTGTTTTCCATCGTAGACTTCGATGTCCTGACCTTGCCCTAGCAGGTCGCATATTTCAGCTCTCCAGTTGTTCTGAAGCCCATTCAGGGTGATTATCAAGATGTGTTGGTTGGTCTTCTGGGCTGCAGCGGCTATTGCCTGTATGGTTTTCCCCAGACCCATGTCGTCTGCGAGGATGCCTCGCTTGAGTTTACGGAGACCTTTGGCTCCTGCTTTCTGATATGGAAGGAGTGTCTTCCCCATGCTAGACCTCCTTTACCCAAACAGCGTACATCGTGGTTCCACCTGCGAAGAAGTCATTAATATCTTCAGAGAACTCAATGGTGTCGACTGCATCGATGTGGACCTTATTCGATACGACTGTGGCTTCGATCGATGAGCCACGCTCGGCATCAATACCACACCAGATAGACACCTTTGTTCCGATGGGGAACTTGTCTGTAGCACACGTGCTTTTTTCGGTCAGAGATGTGTGGTAGAATCCGTTCATTTCTGAGTACCCGTCTGGTGCAGCTGGTGTATCGTAAACGATTTCGGCTCTGTTGATCAGTCGAGTTTTGTATGCGTCTGACTGCTGATGCGGGAACATTTGATTCCAGACCCACATTACGAGGATCGTTGCTACGATTGCCAGGCAGATTTTCTTGAGAATGTCTTTCATGGTATGCTCCTACTGGGCAGCTTTTTCTAGCGATACACATTCTGGACATGCAGTCCAGCACTATCGCTTTCTGGTTCATAGTATTTACACTTTGGGCAACGGACAGAGATTATACAGCACTGCAGCCTACCATTCACTTGCTGCAGTCCGAACTCTCGCATATAGGCGCGACACACTTCACCATGGATACAAGGCGGGATTTTCTCTCTATCATTAGACACATTCGTTTCCTCTCTACAGGCTATCGCAACTGACCCAGTACTGAGGAAGTACTGGGTCAGTAAAATGGGCTAGTTCAGTTCGAGCTTGAAGTCTGCAGTCTTCGAGACACGATTCTTGAACTCGACAACGTAGGTGACCTTGCCAGTGTACTTGTTGTTCTTGCGGACGACGCGCTTGATGTCATCAGCCTTGGTACGCTTGTAGCCACGGTGAGCACGAACCTTCTCGACGATCTTTTCGGGAGCAATGGCGCTCTTGGTGTTGCCGTCTTTGTGGTTGGCGTAACGAGCACGACGGAGCTCACGAGCCTCTTCAAAGGCCTCAGCATCATCGGTGTAGACGTAGCCGTTGCGGTTCTCCATGCGATACCAAA